GCCAGTGCCAGGACGGTCCAAGTTGAACATCTCGCCAACCGCGTCGGCATACTGAATCACGAAGTCAATCCGCTCCGAGATAACCAACCTGCGCTGGTCATACTCGATTACGTCTTCACCTCTCAGTCGCACCATACGTCGATCACCGATCAGGGGGTTCCCCTTGTGGAAGAACACACCCTTTCCGTTCGCCAGGTAAGGAGAGGCCAGGATACGCACCTGCCCATAAAGCCTGCCGATTTCACCGGTAAAGATCGTCGCCTGCGGGCCATACTTGTCGAGAGTCACGATCTTGGAGTCGTCCATCAGCTCATTCGCCGACCACGGGTTCAGAAGGATAATTACATCCTTCATGGATCGGGCATAAACGCCAAGTTCGTAAATCGCTTGACGCACCAACGCCGCGGACATTGAAGCACCGAGGCCGTTGACTGCCGTAGCCGCACCAGAAGCCTGGCCGAGAGCCAGAAGGCCATCAAAGATCAGGCGATGGTCTTTCGCATACCAGTTCTGCGCCGTAGCCGCTGCCGGAGTTCCTGCTGCTGCCGCATGGTCCGAATCACCGGAGATAAACGCTTCCTCTTCTGCGTCCGCCAGAGAGTTCACGAAGTGCTGCCGGATAATCGAATCCATATCGAAAGCTGCATCCTCAAAGAGTTCCTCTGAGGCCTTCAACTGCGCGAAGAACTTCTTGGCCGTCAGGCGCACCGAACCGGTGGTCATGCTCGTTTCAACTGCCTGAGCATTCTCAGCCGACTCGTAATACACCGAAGGACCACTCAGAATCTTCGGGAAGTCAAGAGTCTTGGAACCCATCGGCACGGCCTGCACCAGCTGGCGGACCCAGTTCTGATCTCTCACGAGGTCAATAAAGGTATTCGCCAGCGGAACCGGAAGAAAGTCACCACCCACACCAGCCGTAGTCGACTGCTGCTTTTCGAGGGCATCATCCAGATCGCCGAGCACTAGGACAACTTCATTCTCTTCATCCATTTGTTCCACCTCCCTTCCGGATCAGACTCTCAGCCCAATTAGGCTGTAAGTGCTACAACCTGCCCCATAGCAGGGTTATTATTTCAGAGCACCGCGGGCACGAGTTCCGAGCCCCTTGTCAAGCTGCTTGAGCGAAGCCTTCTTGCCGAACCCGCCGCTGGAATCCTCTTCGCCGCGCTTCTTGAAGCGCTTCTTCTTCTGGACGGGCTCATCGTCGCCATCGTCCTCATCCTCATCGTCGTCCTCGTCCACATCCTCCACCGGGGCCTTGCCCTTCTTCTTGGACACGACCTGCAGCTTCGATCCGATCATATTGACCTTCTTGATGGAATCTTCTCCACCGAACATCTCCATGACCGACTTCTTCACGCCCTCGATGATCACCGGGAATGCCGTCTCCAGGGCATCAGCGACAGCCTTGCGGACCGTCCGACGCACATACTTCTTCATCTCGGCCTGCTCGTCAGGCTCCTCAGTCTTCTGGACTCCCTCCAGAGCCTTAAAGACTGGATTTGCCTGCAGCTGGGTCAAGACACCTTCAGTCACCGCCTTGGTGATCTCGGCGACATCCGTCTGCTCGTCCTTCTTCTCTTCCTTCTCAGGAGCAGCAGTCGTAATTGCCTTGGAGATCATTTCACCGAGTGACTTGGTGAGGTTAGCTTTTTCCTGCTCAGTCACGGTTTCACCTCCTTTTACAACCTGGGATCAAGCGGCCTCGCCTGCCTCCAGGAAGTTCTCTTGCTCCGCAATTAAATCTGCGAGTTGGGTTGATAGGGATGCTACAACATCTGCGAATTCACCAGCAACCTGAAGAATCTTTTCCTTCTTCTGATCTGGTGTAAGATCAGACGAATGGACGATATCCAGGTTCAAGTCGATAAAGGACCAGGTGAGATTGCCGAGAGCACGGCGAACCTGATCCATCTCGAACACTTCTTCCAGGATCTTGACGATCTCTTCATATTCAGTATCAAAAACGCCCTCATTTTCCAGATCATCCAAAGCCTTACTAAGCGACTTGGCCATAGACAACTCTGCTCCGAGGGCGTTGATATTTGCCGGCATCGTCGTTAGCGATACTTCCGCAAGGATGCCCTTGACGATCGACCTTACACTGCGTCCGAGAAGCTCAT